AGCAAGATCAAAGATTTTGAGCAGTGCCCTAAACAGTTCTACCACAAACACGTCTTGAAGGAGGTGCCGTTTGTGCAGACAGAAGCTATCTTGTACGGCAACGAGTTTCACAAGATGGCAGAAGACTTCATTTCCAAGGACGTACCTGTGCCTGCGAAGTTTAGTTTTGCGGCCAAAGCCCTAACATCTTTGAAGGATAGGAAGGGTGACAAGCTATGCGAGATAAAGATGGGTATCACGGAGAACCTAGAGGCTTGTGACTTTTACGCCTCTGATGTTTGGTTCCGTGGTATCGCTGATCTGGTGATACTGAATGACGAAGTGGCAACAGTTGTGGACTACAAGACGGGCAAGTCTTCTAAGTATGCAGACAAGGGGCAGTTAGAGTTGATGGCTCTGGCGCTCATGGCACGTTACCCACAGATCAAAAAAGTTCGCGCTGCACTGCTGTTTGTGGTGTGTAATGACTTGGTGAAAGACACCTACATGGAGTACGATAAGAGTAAGCTGTGGGAGAAGTGGCTCGGCAAATACGGGCAGATGGAGACCGCGGCAAAAGAAGACATGTGGAACGCACGGCCTAACGGGTTGTGCAGACGCTACTGTCCTATCATCGAATGTGTTCACAACGGAGCAAACTGATGCCATACAAGAACCCCAAAGACCGTCCCAAGCAAAAGAACGCGCCTGTAGGCAGTAAGACGTTTGAAGCACGAATGGAACGCCAGCGAGCCCGCCGCAAGATGGATCGCACCAGCAAAGATGCTAACAATAACGGTAAGGCTGACAAGCGCGAAGGCAAAGACGTTAGCCATAAGAAAGCCCTGTCGAAGGGTGGTACAAACAAAGACGGTGTGACGGTGGAGAGCCGCAGCAAGAACCGCGCAAGAAACTACAAAAAGAAAAAGTGATTTAGGGAAATCCCTAAATAGGAGAACACGATGCAGATTATAGATGGTAAGGCGTTGCTGTTGAAGCTACGCAACCCGAGACGTGTCACTGAAGTGATACCAAAGAGCAAAGCGGTTGAAGACCACGAGGTGCTGGTGAAGTGGGGCATCGACGAGGCACTCAGCCTACGCAAGCTGAACATTGATGTACCCTCTCCGATCAACGGGAGGTACGAGTGGACGGGTAAGTATGCGCCGTTCGACCACCAGAAAAAGACCGCTGCGTTTTTTACGATGAACCAGAAATCCTTTTGTTTTAACGAGCAAGGTACAGGCAAGACCGCTTCAGCCATCTGGGCTGCTGACTATCTAATGAAGCAGGGTAAGATCAATCGCGTACTTGTTATATGTCCCTTGTCTATCATGGACAGTGCGTGGCGTGAGGATTTGTTTACGTTCGCCCCGCATCGCAGTGTGGACATCGCCTATGGCGCGGCTAAAAAACGTCGAGAGATCATAGAGCAGGGTGCTGACTTTGTGATAATAAACTATGACGGGGTTGAGATCGTCGCTGATGCAATCATAAACGGGGGCTTTGACCTTATCATTGTAGACGAAGCCACACACTACAAGAATGCACAGTCCAAACGATGGAAGGTGCTTAAACGGATTGTCAACGAAGACACATGGTTGTGGATGATGACGGGTACACCCGCTGCGCAGTCTCCACTCGACGCTTACGGGTTAGCTAAGATGGTCAACCCCAATGCTGTGCCAAGGTTCTTTGGTTCGTTCCGTGATATGGTTATGACAAAGGTAACGCAGTTTAGGTGGGTGATAAAACCTCACGCATCGGACACAGTGTTTAACATCTTACAACCTGCCATACGTTTTACCAAAGAAGAATGTCTTGACCTGCCCGATATGACATACGTCAAACGCGTGGTCGAACTTACGCGCCAACAGAAAAAATATTATGACCTGCTCAAGAAGAGTATGACCATGACTGTGGGCGACGACGAAGTGACCGCTATGAACGCAGCGATCATTATGAATAAGCTCCTGCAAATATCTGCTGGTGCTGTGTATACCGATGATGGTGATACGTTAGAGTTTGACATCAAGCACAGGTACAAAGTGCTGAAGGAAGTGATCGACGAGAGCAGTCAAAAGGTTCTTGTGTTCGTGCCTTTCAAACACACTATTGACATATTGACCGACAAGCTGCGTAATGACGGGGTTGCTACTGAAGTAATTCGGGGGGATGTACCCGTAGCAAAACGAACCGACATATTCAAACGGTTCCAGAATACCCCCGATCCAAGGGTGCTAGTCATCCAGCCGCAGTCTGCGGCGCATGGTGTTACGTTAACTGCAGCGAACACGGTGGTGTGGTGGGGTCCAACCTCCTCCTTGGAAACATATGCCCAAGCTAACGCACGGGTTCACAGGTCGGGCCAGAAGCACCGATGTACTGTCGTGCAGTTGCAAGGCTCTGCCGTGGAAAAGCGTGTTTACTCACTGTTAGATAACAGAATAGACGTACACACAAAAATGATAGACTTATACAAAGAAATACTTGACTAGGGTATTTTATACCACTAGAGTATAATTCTCGTTACTAGAGGAGAACGCAAATGACGGATCAGTCCGACATACCTGCGGATAAACTGACAAAAGCCTACATCAAACTACGGGCAAAAAGAGCAGAGCTATCCGCACGGTTTAAAGAAGAAGATGGAGCGTTGGTGCGCCAACAGGAAATCTTAAAGAACGCGCTGCTTGACTACTGTGAGAACCACAATGTCGAAAGCGTTAGAACCTCCGAAGGTTTGTTTTTCAGGTCCACTAAAACCAAGTATTGGACCAGCGATTGGGAACAGATGTACAGCTTCATAAAGGAGCACGATGTGCCTGAGTTCTTAGACAAGCGGTTGAATCAAACCAACGTCAAACAATTCTTGGAGGAAAACCCAGACGTTCTGCCGAAGGGCATGAACATAGACACCGAGTATGTCATATCAGTAAGGAAAAAATAATGGCGGAACCATTTGTACCAATAGAGGATTTGGCAAAGCATTTTGCAGTGTCCATTTCTACTATCCGTGCGTGGGTGCGACAGGGGCATATCCCTAGGTCCACGTATATTAATATCGGTAATACATACCGTTTCAACAAGACTTCAGTGACCGAAGCCCTAACAGGTAAAGCCATAGAAGCCGAACAGGCCGAAATTCGTAATGAGCCTGTAGAAGAACAGTTGGAGTTTAACTTCGACGCCGACACAGACGCATAAGCCAAAAAAGGAGAACGACATTGGCAGACACTTACATTATTGAAAACGTAGAAGCACTATGGCCGAAGCTAGATCAGACGTACGCGTTTGATAAGAAGGCCAATCGTAGTATGCCCTGTGGTCCACGGGATGCTAACGCAGAGTTTTCCATTGCATTCCGCATGGACAACGCCACTGCAAAAGGTTTGTTTCAAGCCATGAGCGCAGCATACGCGGCAAACCGTGAAGACAAGTGGGCTGAGAAACTAGCCAACCCGTTTGTTAAAGATGACAACGGCACCATCACGCACAAGGCCGTGTTGAAGGGTTCGTATGGTGGACAGGTAACAAACAAGCCAGCTCAATACGACTCGCAGGGTAACATGCTACCGGAAGACTTTCAGTTGACCACGGGCAGCACTGTTAGCGTAGCGGTCAAGTTGGTGCCTTACGACTTCGGGGGTAAGCAGAGTGTGTCACTGCGCATCAACGCTGTACAAGTTATCAAGTATGTACCGCAGGAACGTGCCAACCCGTTTGGTGCTGTGGACGGTGGGTTCGTCATGGAAGACCCAAACCCGTTTGCATCGAAACCAAAAACAAACAACGTCTTGGCTATGAAGCCCTCCGTAGAAGAGGATAGCGATGACATGTTTGAAGCAGAGCCAGTGAAGAAGACCGTTAATAAAGCGGCTCCGGCTCCAGCGTCTAAAGGTGATCTGAACGACATCGTAGACAGCATGTTTGACGACGACTAGACACAAATCCACGGCTGCTACGGTGGCCGTGGTTACTCCTATGGTATGAGTGGTAACAATGATAAACAAAAGATTTTTAGATTTGGTGTTGGCGCACGAGGGCCACTACTGTGTGTGGGCTTTGAAAGGCGCTAAACCAAACGAACAGATCAAACAGAAATTTTACTCGTCTACTGATGAGGTGCTACAGGCAGCACGTGATCTCGACGCAAACGGGTGGAACGCTTTCTTTGCAATGGGCACGTTCTTTGAGGCTGGGTCTCGCGTAGCTACCAATATGCAATGGATGAAGTCTTTTTTCTTGGACCTAGACTGTGGACCTAACAAGGAGTTCCCGTCTCAAGAGGTGGCGATTGAGGAGCTACGGGTCTTCTGCGAGAACAACAGCCTACCTATCCCCACCCTGATTAACTCTGGACGCGGGGTGCATGTTTACTGGATTTTGTCTGAGCCTGTGTGCCGAGCAGACTGGTGGCCTGTCGCTGAACGACTGAAGAGGTTGTGCGCCGAGCAAGGTTTTGATGCTGACCCATCTCGAACATCTGATGCCGCTGGCGTGTTACGTGTGCCAAGCACTCACAACTATAAGTATGGTGAGCCACTACCTGTAGAATTTTATGGGGTGGAAGAACCTACGACTGTGGACTTCGATAAGTTCTCGGTTTTGTTAGGGGGTGATCCGATACCAGTACCCCAGAAACGCGAGGCATCCGCGACAAGCGCGTTTAGAGAAGCTCTACAGCAAAACTACAAAGGGAGCTTCCGGCGCTTGCTGTTGAAGACCAAGAACGGTACGGGCTGCGCACAGATAAAACACATAATCAAAAACCAGAGCACCGTATCGCACGACTTGTGGAGGGCTGGGCTGTCTATAGCTAACGTGTGTGAGGATAGCGCAGAGGCTGCACACGTTATGTCTTCAGAGCATGAAGATTATGATGTTCAAGCCACACTACGTAAGATGGAAGACACAGGTGGCCCACAGTTCTGCAGCACGATAGAGCGTTTTAACCCTGAAGGGTGCGAGGGCTGTCCCAATAAGGGTAAGATAACAACTCCTGCGCAGCTAACCAAAGAGGTTAAAGAGGCGACCCCAGAAGACAATGTCATAGAGGAAATAGACGGGGAGGATACGAAAACTATAACAATCCCCGCGCTACCTAAACCGTACTTTCGGGGTCAGAACGGCGGTGTGTATTTGCGTAGCACGAATGAAGATGGCGACACAGAAGAAGTATGTATATACCACCACGACTTTTACGTCACGCGTAGGTTACATGATGTGGAGCTTGGTGAAGTCATAGCGTTTGCACTGCACTTACCACGGGACGGAGTACGTGATTTTGTTGTCCCACTGTCGAGTGTCACTTCAAGAGAAGAGTTTCGTAAACACATGTCTATGCAGGGCATAGCAACATTCGGGAAGGACGTAGACAAACTGATGACATACACCGCCACATGGATACAAGAATTGCAGCAAACCACGACCGCCAGCGAGGCGCACCGGCAATTTGGTTGGGTGGACGACAAGAAGATGGACGAGTTTGTACTGGGCGATCAACTGATTACCGCAACAGACGTGGAGTATAATCCACCCTCTGCAAAAACTTCGGGGTATATAGAGAAGTTTAAACACAAAGGTACGCGAGAACGTAGTAGGGAGCTACTTGATTGGTATAACCGTGATGGCATGGAACTACATCAATTCACCGTATGTGGTGGTTTTGGTACTGTGCTCATGCCGCTTTCGGGTCTGTACAGTCTAGGCGTACATCTGTTTGGTGAAACAGGTGGCGGTAAAACAACTGCCATGTATGCAGCGTCATCTATATGGGGTGACCCTCGTGGGCAGATAGCCACGGGAGAAGATACAGTTAACTCGAAAATGAACCAAGCGGAACTTATGCACAACCTGATGCTAAACACAGACGAGTTGACAAACTTTACTCCTAAAGAGGCGTCAACGTACGCATATCAACTGTCTGAAGGGGTGCAGAAAAACCGTATGGCGGGTGGAGGTAACCACGAACGTGTTAGGGGTAAGCCTTGGCGGTTGCTGGCGTTCTCTACAGGTAACGTGAGTATATATGCGCAAATGTCTATGTACAAAAATAATACTAAAGCCGAGATGCAGCGTTTATTAGAGCTTAGAGTAGACGAGATGCCCCGCGTTCCTGTTGACCAGCGGGAAGCAGATGCGCAGCTTAGGGATATACAGTTAAACTACGGCCACTTTGGGCCAGAGTTTGTGCAGTATGTCATAAACAACAAAGAGACTATTGCCGCGGATTACGCACGGATAAAGGCCGAGCTAGACAAAGCAGCGGGGCTTAATAACGTCAACCGCTTTTGGTCCGGCGGGTGCACGTCTATATTGACCGGAGCCTTGGTAGCTAAACGTCTAGGTATAATATCTTATGACCTAAAGAAACTGTTTAAGTGGGTGGTTAACCAGTTAATACGGGTCAAATCATTCGTGGATGATAGCACTGCATCAGTACAGACACTGATAACCGAGTTTACGACAGAGCATTGGGGCAGCATACTAAAAATCAAGAGTACGGATACCGCACAATCAGCGGAAGGTATCTCGCCTTTGGTTATTCCCGACCAAAATCCAAGAGGTTCATTGGTTGCACGATACGAGACAGATACAAACATGCTCTACATTGTACCTAAACCGTTTAAGAGGTGGCTTGGGGAGCAGAAGCTAGATTACACGGGTGTGGTGGCAGGGATGCAGAAAGAGATGGGTGC